TACGCTCACCTTGTTTGGCAGCAGTTGGAGTTATCTCATTACCCGGTGTGTGATAAGCCGCATCACGGTACTTACCTGTCATCGGGAATTGTGCTGATTTACCTTTTGAAATCGTGCGGACACGATGTAAGGGCATCATTATGTTCTTGGAAGTAAATGCTGTTAGTACCTCTCCTGCGTACAACTTGAGAAATAGTTCCCTAGATGCACCAGTTCTTGAGGTATCAGCATTAACTAAGCCAGAACGATGGATGCCACCTTCTATGTCATTTGATATAGAAGAATAATTTGTAGCCATTTTGTTTTTCCTTAGATTAAGGGTTATTGATTAATAACTCGGAAATCTAGGTCTCACAAAGTTCAGTACAGAGTTGTCCCACGCATGAGGCTAAGTCTTACTTTTCGATTCGTCCTTTGTTTCTTTGTTAGAGCACGGTTGAATTACTCAACCTTTGTACAACCTTTGCTCTATAAGCAGGGTCGCTTGCATACTTCGGATCGCTCATTGCCGAAGTAAGTTGTGCTAGTGATTCGTAACGAGGAGCTATGTCCTGTCCGATTTCACCAGACAATAGTGCTGGAGGTACACCCTCCGAATTCTGGTAGCGAGCATATAGTCCTGCAACTGCGAAGTGAGTGTTAGCATCTAAGTTTTCTAACTGCTTATTAAATGCCTCTACTTCCCAAGGTTGTAGGTTACTATCAGCCCACTCTAACATTTCATTGTAGTTCTGTTCTCCACCAACATTAGAATGTACTGTATCTATAGTTTGATCTCTAAGTGCTTCTTGACCTGAGATCCACGTACTAGCTACGTCTTCACTAATACCTGCTTCTGATAAAGCATCAAGAGCCTCCTTAGATAGAGTCCCTGTGCTATTGTACTCCTCTTGGAATGCTGAAAAATCTAATCCTTTATCATCAAGTAGTTGGTGTACTTGGGATGGGGTAGTCTCCTGTATCGCAGGTACTTCCTCATCTTGGAACCGTTGTTGTTCCATTTGTCGTTCCATATCCTCTGAACTAGCGTGGAACTGTTGTTCTAAGCTCTTGTATGCTTGTGCTAGTTCTTCAGCAGAGTTGAATTTCTCTGGAAGCCACTCAGGTCTTAAGTCTTCTCTTGTATATAGTTCTTCTTCACCATCAAAAGTTTGAATAGGCTCTTCTACTTTAGCCAGCATCTCATGAACATGTGAAGGGTCTCCTACTGGGTTAACACCTTCTCCTTGGTACGTTTGTATATCTTCCATTTTAGTCTTTCCTTCTTAATGTGTGTTGTTATGCTTGACCAGCCATAGCCTGTTGCATCTGCTCCATCATCTCAGGGTTCTGAGCCATTTGATCGCTCATACCTTTAGCTATTGCTGGAGTTGCACCTTTAACAACATCACCCATCATTTGAGCTTCTTGTTGTTCTTGCATTTCTGCTTTTTGGGCTTGCTGTGCTTCAGCTTGCTCTTGTTGAATCTGTTCATCAGTCTTAATTAAACCACCTGTGTCAATACCAAGAGATGCACCTAATCTATCCATGTAGTCATCAATGTTTAGTTTCTGTGCGATTACTTCTGGCCCTAAAGGAGCTAAGTATTCTAGGAATTGTGATAGTTTGTTAAGATCTTGACCCCGACCTAATGCTTCCATACCAGTGACAATCTTTGGTTTCACTTTGTCTTTAGGAAACTTAGGCATCTTCTTACTCTTAACCATTTTCTGAAGAAGAAGATTAATTAATGGTAACTGAAATTCTTGAGACAGTACAGAATAGACACCTCCTAGAGTACTCTCTAGTTCTTGTGCCATGAAGCGTACTTCTTCTGCTGTTACTCTCTCAGCATCTCGTTGAACAGAAGAGTTAAGTAGAAAAGCCGCAGCTAATCTTTCTTCTATTTTTTGTGATGACTCCTGTGCTATTCTAAAATCTCCAGCCTTTTGAACTTGGAGAGTAGACACATCTTGTGCATCACCTTGTATTATTGCACCACTTGGTGCTTCAGCTACAGATCTTATTCTAGTAGTACCATTAGGTCTAACTAAGAAAAGTACTTTAGAGGCAGCCGCAGATCCCTCTACTATAGCCATAGTGAGTGCTTCAAGTGACTTAAGGTCACCTAAGTACTCTTCTACTAAACCCCTTCCATAAGATTCTCCATCTACTCTACTAAATCGCAGAGGAATGAAAGGGTTTTTATCTATTGGGTACTTACCAAAAGAATCTGGAATTGGTGTCGTACCTAGTTCTTGATGTATATGCCAATGTTTACCTTTGTTACACACATAAGTAAATAGCTCATAGGGCTTGTCAGGAGACTCAGGGGAAAGTTCCTGTGGTGAAGGAAGCCCTAGAGCTACTCTCGCTTTCTCTGGTATAGTTTTTGCATCCAGAGATTCTTTAGTTATTAGGTATAGTAAGTTACCCATTGGATCACGTTTACAAATGTACCTATCTAAATGAAACACTCTCATCCCTGTCTCATCCTCTGGTAAATAAATTAAACAATTACCAGTTGTGATTAGGTGTTTAAGAGCTTCAAACACAGGTACCCTATAGGCGTGTGATTCTATCTCGTTCATCGCAGAGCGTTCAATCTTAGCTAAACCTTCTTCAACTGCACCCCTTTGTTCTGCACCTGTTAACTCTTGTAGATCAAAGTCATCAATTGTGAGTCTAAAGAATGGGGAATTAGGTGGTAAAAGGGTGAGTAGTAGTTTACTTGCTAAATGATTGACACCCCTAGCACCTATACCTTGGTATGGTGTATTGAAAACTGAAGACCAGTTTGCACCTGAGTCTTTTAATAGGGATGGAATTGTTACTTTAGCACACTCTCTAGCTCTATTCAGGTATGACTCTCTCTCGCTGAAACCTTGTTCGTACATACTTTTAAGCATCCCCTTCTCAACGTATGTGTCATCCTGTATATCATCTACCATAATTTATGCCGTTGCTCCGACTTTTCTCAATGCACGTTTACCTTTAGCACCCATTTTAGCTTTCTTCCCTTTAGCTGACTCAGCTAGTTTCATAGCTACTTTATTACTACCAGATCCTATTGATTCCGTTGATCCGGGGGCAGCTGTTTTTCCGGGTGCGGTATCACTACCGGGATCATCCTCTGCATGTAAACCTAACTTCTGCATACCGCCTTTAAATTGATCTGCGGCTTCATGAGCGAATGCTTTACCTGCGTCTGCCACTCTATGCATTTCAGATTTTACATCAGTAGCTAACCCCATAGCATTAGATTTTGTTTTAGTGGCAGCAGCGTGTGCTTCCTGTTTAGCTTTAGTAGCAGCAGCGTGTGCAGCAGCTTTAGCTTTATCAGCAGCAGCTTTAGCGGCAGCTTTAGATTTCTCCTCAGCAGCAGCAGCAGCTTCTTTACCAGCGTCTAAAGCGGCAGCACCAGTATCCTGTATCTTCTGCACAATTTTTGGTTTTTTACTTCCACCGAAGCAGAGGTTCCTATTTAAAGGATTAAATGGGAATCTTATATCCTCTGGTCGTAAGTCATCCAGTATTTTAATATGCTCTTTCATAGCATCCTTATGATTTAATAGTTATGCAGTTTTCTTTGCGTATAATTTAGCTTTACCGCCAGTTTTCTTTGATTTATCTTTACTAAGGTCTGGCCCTTTTCCTGACCCTTTAGATGAGGCTGTGGTTTTCTTAGAATAGTTAGCACTTGCAGAGCCATCACTAGTGTCAGCAGCTTGATCTTTCGGCATAAGTCCTAACGCTTGCATACCTTTATTAAACTCTCTACCAGCAGCACCTACTGTATTATCTAGTGAACCTTCTAAATTTTTCTCTGCTGTTTTAGCGAGTTCATTTGTCTGTCTTTCTGTATGATCTTGGAGCTTACCTAACTTTTCTCGTCTGTAGTCTCTAGCCTTAGATAGAGCTTCTCCAGTAGATCCTCCCATAATTATCCTTCATTTAGAAATAGTCTCCAGTCACCACCTTCAGTGCCGGGATGATAGTTTAGTTTTTTAGATAGTAAGGTGAAGTAAGGTGACTCCGCTTCACACGGAAGTATAAACTTACCTATACCTTCATTTGCAAAAAGAGTACTCATTGATTGGAATATAGAAAGAGAGTCTCTTCCATTAACTTTTTTAGTATG